GTATTAGGAAATGTAATATTCACCAATTGGGAAGTTAGAGATATAGACGATATGAAGGGCCAACACCGGAACATAAATGGCTTAGACTTTGGTTTCAGTGAAGACCCTGCGGTAGTATTAGATGCTGAGTATGACAGCAAGAGAGAAATTATATATGTATTTGATGAAATATATCAGACGGGAATGCTTGATAAGGAGTTGGCCCAGGAAACAGTTGAGTTGATAGGCAAGCAGCAAGTGGTTTGTGATAGTGCTGAACCTAAGTCAATTAAGCAACTAAAAAAGCATGGTGTTAAAGCTACAGGGGCTAAAAAAGGCCCGGGTAGCATAGAAACAAGCTATAGATGGTTGCAAGGGGTCAAGATTATACTGCACCCTAGATGTGTTAATTTAAAAAGAGAATTGCAGACTCATAAGTGGCAGGAGGACAGACACGGGAACGTATTGCCGAAACCACAAGACAAGAAGAACCATGCCATAGATGCCCTTAGGTATGGAACAGAAAAATACTGGCAGGCAAAAGAAAGCTGGGGTTGGTAAGGAGGTGTTGCTATCAAAGCTAATAGAATAACAAGATTTCAAGCGCCGGAGGAAGTTACTCCGGTAATTGAAAGCTATATACAAGACTTTGAAACAAGCAACAGAAGGCAGAAAATGAAGCAAGGTGTTGATTATTACCGTAGCCAAAACACCGAGATAATGAACAGGAAGCACTATATTTATGCCGAGGATGAGGACGGAAACCCTATCGAGATGGAAGATGTCTACAAAGCCAATAACAAGCTACCGAGTGGTTTTTTCAAGCTACTAGTTGACCAAAAGATAAACTACTTGCTAGGAAACCCGCTTACTTTTGACGTTGATCCGGATGATGAAGAGTTAGAAGATACATTGCCGAGGACATTCCAAAAAAAGCTAAAAAAAGCCGGGAAAGAAGCAAGCAAAAAGGCAGTTGGTTGGTTACAGGCTTACATAGACCAGGAAGGCGAGTTTGGAATTAAGCAGATACCAAGCGAGCAGATTATTCCGGTCTATAAGGTAGATAACCAAGATGAGTTAGAGCTTATTATTCGCTATTACAAAGTTAGAGCGTTAAATGAAGATAACCAAGTAGTGAAGGTTAACAGAGTAGAAGTTTGGGATGATGAGACAGTAACTTATTATCAAGAAAACACCGAAGATAGCTTATATCACTTATTAGATGAGCAAGAAATGAAGCAAATATTTGGTCAGCCTTATTCTAATCCGAAATATCACTTCCAGGAAGAACTAAGGTTTGGTGATGCTGTAGAAGAAGTTGAAGGCATGGGCTGGGGCCGGATACCGTTTGTTCCTATCTACAACAATGATGAAGGCGATTATGACTTACAGCCAGTTAAGCGGTTCATTGATGCTTACGATATAGTTAATTCCGATTTCATTAACAATCTAGAGGACTTCCAAGATGTGTACTGGATACTGAAAGGCTATGATGGAGAAAACCTTAATGAATTTCTACAGCAAGTTAAGCGCTATAAATCTTTGAAAGTAGCCGAGGACGGAGATGCCAGAGCGGAAACTATTGATATACCGCACGAGGCCCGGAAAGAAGCCAAAGAAGGGTTAAGGCGAGACATATTCAAGTTTGGCCAAGGTTTTGACCCAGACAAAGTAGGAGATGGGAATGTAACTAATGTAGTAATCAAGTCTAGGTTTGCAAGCCTTGATTTGAAGGCTGACCAGTTTGAAGATGAGATTAAAGAAACAATTAAGAAGCTAGTCTATTTTGTGAACGAGTACAGAGAGCAGCAGGGCGAACAACCTATAGAACTCAATAAGATTAATTTTGATAGAGCTATGATGATTAATGAGGTTGAGTTGCTGGAAGCTAATGCACAGCAGAAAGGCAATGTTAGCGAAGATACTAGATTAGCTAATCACCCTTGGGTTAATGATCAAGAAGAGGAACAGGCCAAAATGGATGAAGACAGAGAAGATGTAGTTAACCTTGATGATATAGGCATAGAAGATTTAGCTGATGGTGATGAAGAAGGTGAAGAATAATGAGCCTTGAAGATGAGTTTCGCAGCATAGCTGATAAGATAGATGAGCTTGTAGAAAATGCTGAGAGCGAGATAACACGCAACTATGCTAGGCACTTGGAAAATGTTAGAGATTTAATCCGCAAGAAGCATGATAAATATGCCAAAGGCGGTGAGCTTACTCACGAGATAATGAGTAAGTATGACCGCAGAAAGAAGCTCAACAAGGAACTACAAGAGGTTATGCACGAACTTTGGATTAAGAACAATCGCATAACCAGGAAAGTGTTAAGAGATGTATTCAAGACTGCTTATCGCGAATCAAAGAAGATAGTAGGCGAGGCAGTCGGTCGTACTATCCGCGGTCAGGTTAAGCAGGAGACAATCCAAGCAGCTTTGCAGAATCCGGTATCAGGCCTTAGTTTGAATGAACGCTTGACCAAGCGCAGAAACAGGATTATAACCGACATACAGGAGACAGTTGGCCAAGGATTGAGAGAAGGCGAGAGTTACTCACAGATGTCAGAGAGATTGAAAGATTCGCTTGAAGGTGATACTAGCAAGGCTATGAGGGTTGTCCGCACAGAAGGTCACAGAGTGCAGGAACAAGGAAAGTTAGAAGGACTAGAACACGCCGATAATCAAGGTGTGAAAATGATTAAACGCTGGGTAAGCGCTGATGATGAGAGAGTTAGAGAAATAGGTGAAGGCGGGCATACCGAGATGGACGGTCAAGAAGTAGCGTTTGATGAAGATTTTGAGAACCCAGAAACTGGTGGAGTTGGTCCGGCTCCTGGAATGATGGGTGAAGCAAAAGATGATATTAACTGTAGGTGTATATTCGTGGTAGAAGTTGTTGACTACGATCCGCCAGAATCAAGCTAATATACGACCAAGGTAGTCAAGTCAATAAACTGCCTACCGTAGCCAGACAAGGCTATAAAATCGCTCTTAAAGTGTAGCACACTATAAAAGCTAAAAAGAGCAAAGGAGAGTGTTAATCATGGATTGGATGAAAGAATTTCTAGAAGATATTGGCGTTGAAAATGTAGAAGAAGCACTAGAAACATTCAAGCAAGATGTTTTCCCACAGCACGCTGTTACTAAAGATCAGTATAAAAAGAAAACTACTAAAATAGAAGAGCTAGAAACCGAGTTGAATACAGCTAAAGAACAGTTAGAGAAAACTAATGACCAGCTAGATGATCTAAAAGATAAAGCCGAGGATAAAGAAGAGTTAGAACAGCAATTAGAGCAGATTAATAACGAATATGAAAAGTATAAGGAGAAGGAAAAGCAGCGCGTTAAGGAAATTAAGAAAAAATCTAAACTTACTACTAAACTGGCTAATTCAGAGGTGCATGAGGACGCGTTAGATTTAGTAGCAGGTGAGTTCGACCTTGAAGAGATGGAATTAACCGAAGATGGAGAGTTAGAAGGGTTTGACGAGCAGTACCAGGAGAGAAAAGAAGCTAGGCCGGGTTTGTTTGGAGAGAAGCAAGTAACCGGAACAGAACCAACCGACGGCGAAACTTCCGAGCCTAATGGTTATCAAGCACAGTATGATAAGGCGTTAAAGAACGGCAACAGAAAAGAAGCGATTAAGATTAAGCAGAAGGCTTATAACGAAGGAATAATAATCAACTAAGGAGTGATTAATTATGGCCGCAGGAAACACTTGGAGTTTACCTAATTATGCAGGAGAATTGTTCACAGCAGACGAATTAAACACGCCTATTTTATCGGCTATTGGTGGAATGACTGACGGAGGTATGCAGACACAAAACTTTGAATTTCCAGTTACAGTAGAGTATGACTTACCCAACCCGGAACAGCCAGAACTTTCAGAAGATGACACTACCGAAGCACCAGATCCGCGGAATATTGCACGTGACCAAAAGAAAAATGTAGCACAGGTATTTCATGAAGCGATCAATGTAACTTATGAGAAAATTTCTAATGGCGCTAGACTAGAAGGTATCAATACAGCAGGAGCGTCTAACAGCGTTGAGGACGAGGTAGCTTTTCAAATTGACCAGACACTTAATATTATTGCTCGAAATATTGAATACACCATCATTAATGGCGAATACAACGTAGCAAGTGCTTCGGATGAAGCAAATAAAACGCGCGGTATCATCAAAGCGGTTGACGGCTGGGGTGGTGCTGCAGTGGATGCAGTTGACGACGGGCTAGAAAAAGGAATGTTACAAGACTTATTCCGGGAAGCCTGGGAAGCTGGTTGTATGTTTGAAGAGCCAGTTATTATCACAGGTGGAACCCAAAAGCAGAAAATTAGCGACATCTACGGCTATGCACCGGAGTCTAGAAACGTTGGCGGTCTTGATATTCAGCAGCTAGAGACTGACTTCGGATTAATCGGGGTTATGCCACCGCATCGGTTTATGGACGCTGATAAGATTATTCTAGCTGACTTATCAGTTGTTCGACCAGTATTCCAACCACATCCAGAGAAAGGTAACTTCTTCTATGAGGAGTTAGCAAAAGATGGAGCTACCGAGAAAGGCCAGATTTACGGAAAGTTTGGATTAGACCACGGGCCAGGCTGGGCGCACGGATACATTGAAAACTTAGACACTTAATATAAAAAAAATAGGGGCCAATTCGGCCCCTATTTATTTTAAAGGAGTGATATAGATGGAAAAAGAAATTAATCAAGCTTCAGGATTGCAACCTAGATTGAGAAAATTGTTAAACCTTATAGCTTTCCTGGATAAAGAGACACCCCGGCATGCTGATAACCCAACTGTTACAGAAACAGTAGCTGCTGATGACTACACTATTACAGCGCCACTGGGTGTTGATTTCAATGATTATCAATTTACTTTAGTTTCAAGCGGCGAAGAAGATGACGAGGTAGTTATCGAAGAGAGCGAAGACAAGGAATACACGATCACAGCTGGAGATAATGCAACTGATAGTGATGTAGAATTAGCTCTAGAGGAAGAGTTTGGCGGTGACTGGACTGTTACTGCCGACGACGGGCAAACCGGATCTGATTTTGACGGTGAAGATTTGGCTTTGGAGGGTGGAAAAGTTGCCACTGTAGCTGATGAAGGAGAGTTAAGATTTGATGACGATAACTTTTATATAGCAACTGACGATGTAGAAGCGCTCTCAGAAAGCGGTTGGAAAGAGATGAGCCTATCAAGCTTGAGTTAGGCGGTGATTAGATGAAATTCTATAGCGATAATGAAAATAAGATAGTCGCTGGGGTAGGTAAGTTCGAAAATGGCGAGTTAGAGGTTAACGATCCAGAAGTTATTGAGTATATGAGAAAGAATTATGATTATGAAGAAGCCGCAGGAGAAAAACTGGAATTTGATGATGTAGTAGAGATGAAATCCGGCGGCCACTATTACTATGACGGTGATTACTTGGGCCACGGAGAAGAAGCCGCAAGAAAA